CCGCTTTCAGCGTGCCATTTATCGTACAGTTCTCCGCTATCACGACATTATTCAGCGTGCCCGAGTTCGCACTGATATGTCCGCTGATATCAGCATTGCGGGCCGTCAGTTTCCCGTCCGGCGTCAGGGAAAACGTCGGGGGATTGCCGGACGGTGATGCTCACTGCAAACAACCGCTTCAGGAACACATCGTTCATGAACAGCTGATTCCCCTGCGCCACAAACAGCGGCGTGGTGTTGCCGTTCTCCGGGTTAATCATCGCGATACGGTCCGCCTGCAGCAGAATATTGCTCAGGGGCTGGCCATCAGCATCCTCAATCCCCGCACCTATACCGGCAACATACGGAATGCCGTTTTTTGTTTTCTGCACCTTCAGCATGTACAGCGCAGCCAGGTCGTTATTTGTGTCTGTCTGCACCCGCTGTATCTGCTGTATGGTGGCGCTCTGGTCTTCCAGGGTTTTACTGACCGTCTGCGTGATTTCATTGCGGGTTTCGGTGATGGTGGTCTTCATCTCCGCCATCTCATTGTCAAGCTGGCTGTTATCAATCAGCTCCCACATCCCCTGTGCCAGATGCAGTTTTCCTATCTTTTCCCGAAACAGCCCAGATACCCTTCTGCATCATTGCTCGCCCGGCCACTGGCTTCCACAAACGCAGATTTCCCCACCAGGTTAACGCTGCGCACATAAAACCAGAAATCCTTCCCCGGCTTGATGTGCGGGCCGGAGACGCTCCACTGGCTGCCTGTCCCCAGATAACGGGCAGAGGTTTCCACCTGAGATGTGTCTGCGATTTTTGCCTCCGAGAACCAGAACTCAAACTGTACCGTCGGGTCATACACCGCCAGCACCGGTACTGCTGTGTTATCTGATAATACCCGGCGTCAGCTCAATGCTGGCCGGTGCTGCAGGCGCATTAATCCGGAACGCGGTGGTGGCAGGTTCGCCCTGCTGGCCGTAGCTGTTTATCGCCCTGACCGTCAGGGTGTATTCCCCCAGAGGCAGGCCACTGAAACGGTGCTCCGTGTCGGCAGTGATGGCGGTGGTCACCAGGCGGCTGTTTTCACCGTTTCCGCTGGTCAGGCGCAGACTGAAGCGCACGCCCTTCACCACCCGCGGCGTGTCCCATTTCGCCAGCGCCAGATACTGGCCGTCTGAGGCACTCACCTCCACCGTGAGGTGCTGCACTGCCGGCGGGATAACGCTGTTCAGTGAACCGGACAGCGGCTCAAAGCGAGCCCCGTTATCCACAATGGCTTCTTTTTCCGGTACGTGCTGCACTGCCGTGATGGCAAAAGTGCCGTCCGTGTTTTCCCGGATGGAAACACAGCGGAACAGGCGACGACGCAGTGACGGCAGGGAGAGTCCCCACACACCGTATGTCTCCACGCCATCCGGCAGGGCGCTGACCTGTATCCGGTCCGGCGCGGGGTGTGCAGTGATCCACGCGCACCGGCTTACCGCTGCCGTTAATCAGGTTCACCGTCGATGTCCCTGCTTCCGGCAGTGTCACCTCACGGTCCAGCGTCAGTGTGCGGCTGGCGGCATCAATGGACAGGATGCGTCCGCCGGTCAGGGTCCCGGCATAGTCGTTATCACAGATTTCAATGATGTCACCGGGCGTATGCCGCAGCCCCTGTGACCCGAGCGTGAAATCCACCGTCTGCGTTTCCAGCAGTTCGGTCTTTATCACCCACAGTCCGGCACGGTGGGCCTGACCGCGGCTGGTACAGCCAAACGCATCCATCTTCAGCAGGTTGCGTCCGTAGCGCAGGATGGCGTCCGGGTCTTCCACCAGTTCCGTGGAGGTCTGCCAGCCGTTCTGCGGGTCGGTGTAATTCACCTCCACCGCCGTGTGCCGGTCCTTCAGGGCACTGAAGCTGTAGCGGAACCCCACGCCGTTATCATCCACCACCACATCGCTGTTGGTGTACGGCCACACCACATCCGACGGACGGTCCTGAACGAACGTCAGCGTCTGGCCGTTCCATACCGGCATACAGCGCATCGCCGAGCAGAAATCCCCCAGGACATCCCACACCTTACGCTGCTGTGACAGGTACGCATTGAAAGTCATCCGCGGCTCTGTTCCCCCGAAACCATCCGGGACCGTCTGGTCGCAGTACTGCCCGATGGCATACAGTGCCCACTTGTCCACATCCGCGGCCCCAGGCGTTTCCATGCCGTAGCGCGGGTGGGTCAGCATGTCCCACAGGCACCAGGCCGGGTTATTGCTGTATGCCGGTTTCAGACTCCCGTCCCAGATACCGCTGTAGGTGCGTTTTTCCGGGTCATAGTTTGACGGCACCTGAATGATGCGACCACGGATATGGTAGTTCACCGTCAGCTGCTGGCCACCAAACTGCTCCGCATCCACCTGCAGCCCCACAATGGCCGTGTTCGGGTAGCACTGTTTCACATCGATGATTTCGGTGTATGACGACCACAGCGTTCTGTTCTGCAGCTGGTCCGTGGTGCTGTCCGCCGTCTCCCTGACCATCCGGATGTTAAAGGGGCGCTCAGGGAGATTATTCAGAATCACAGACGTCAGGTACTGCGAGGTGGTCTTGCCGTTAATGGTGATATCCTTCTCCGTCACCCAGTGCCCGTTACGCTCAAGCTGAATCAGCAGGCGGACAGAAGAGGGATTACGGTCACCCTTTGAGGTGGTCTCCACCAGTGACTGCACCCCGAAGGTGACCCGCAGACGGTCAATGTTCGCTGACGTGATGGTGCGCGTCACCGGCTTTGCCTTCGTCACCTCCACGCCCAGTGCGGTTTCTGCCCCGGAGGACTCAAAGCCTTCCGGCGGTGTCTGCTCCTGCTCCCCGGCGCGCCAGACGGCGGTCACACCGTGTATCACGGGATTACCGTCCGTGTCCGTCAGCGGGGTTTTGTTCACCAGAATACTCTGCAGTCCCTTCACCGGACCTTCCACCGGTCCCTCACCAATGGCATCAATCACGCTCATCATCTGCGTGGATTTGAGATTGTCCTTCGCCTCACGCGGTGTGTGCCCCTTGCCGCCCCTTTACCCACTCTGTCCCCCTCTCCTGTCTGATGTCTGAATCTGTTTATGCCCAAAAACAACAGGCACCCCGGAGGGTGCCTGTGTCATGACGGAATAAAATTTCTGAAATTCTTCACATTTCCGGCAATTGCCTGTAGCCGCTATAAATGACGCTGCGTTACTGTTTTTCTGCCCAAAAAAATAACTCCATAACATTAATCTTCATCGTTATTTCCCGCAGCTCCACTAACTCTGCGGGATTTTTTTATTTTTATCCCCGTCCGATAACCACCACTTTCCCGTCTCCGCCCTCATCACGGGTGCTAATGTCCTGGGATATCCGTCGTGAACCAACCAGCATTTCACCGTAAGGTACCGGCATCGGGTTACCCTGGGCAATCATGTTGTCCAGTGACGAAAAATACGTGTTCTGTTTACCGTTATCCGTACTTTTGTACTCCGGCGTCTTTGCCTTCGGGGCCAGCATCTGAGCCACACCACCCAGTATCATGCTGGCACCCAGTGAGAACAGCATCGTGGTGGCAGTCAGCCCTCCGGCACTCAGGGCTGCGCCCCACAACGCCATCGTTGCACCGGCTGTGAAGAAAGAGCCCACGATGGCTGCTGCCCCCAGCACCACCTGAAAAACACCATTTCCCCCGGCTCCGGCCAGTCGCGGTACAATGTGGATGACCGCTCCCTCACCCAGTTGTTCGTGAAGACGGGCATACACCGCCTCCGGCGCGGTATCCTCACCGGCAATACGTATCCGGTACCAGCCTTCGTTCATCTGACCGCGGAATCCCGGCACCTGCAGTGACAGGGCACGTATGGCCTCCGCTGCCGTGTTCACATACAGGCTGATGCGGCGACCAAATCGTTGTAAATCCCCGTGAAGGCAGATACGGACCAGTGGCGGTGACGCCAGACAGAATGCGTTCGTCGTTGCCATTTTTCAGAATACCTCTCCCGTTTACTCAGTTGTTCAGGTATATGGTGAAGCAGTTCACCGTTGCCACAGTAAATGGCGGCATGATTCGGCACCGATGAACCAAAGCAGCACAGCAGGATATCGCCCGCCTGTGCACAGGACGGAGACACCCGGTAAAAGCCGTTGTCCGCCAGGTTGTCCAGGTACAGGTTCTGGCCGTTGCGCCACCAGTCATCCTCACGCACAAAATCCGGCAGCGTTATCCCCGCCAGATGGTATGCATCCCGGAACAGGCTGTAACAGTCCGTCACACCGTGTTCAAAGCGCCGTCCGGTCAGGTGCGGCACACAGCGGAACCGGTGAATGTCGCCCCGGCAGACCAGCCACCAGGGCAGGGCACTCTTTATCTGCAGCCGCCGGTCCGCCTCGCTCAGCCAGGGCAGACCACCGGGATGACTGTGGACCAGCGCCACAATCTCCCCCTGCATATCTGCCCGCAGCCAGTCTTCCGGTGCAATACGAAAATACGCCTCCGGCTCTGCGGAGATATTCACGCAGGGCTGGTACCGTTCGCCCTCCGGGGTGCTTATCACGAAGCCGCACGACTCCGCTGGCGCACACCGCCGGGCATGCGCCAGAATCGCTGATTCAGTCTGTGTCATAAAACGGGATTTACTGCGAAAGTTTATTAATGGAAAGGAAACCGCCGAAATTAGCCACCATGCCGCGCATCTCACACCCGCGCATGCATTTACTGCATCTGTCCTTCCGGATATCCGTGGTGGGGTTGTCGAACTCATCCGCCACTGCCGGACCGTTATACCCGCATTCATCGCCCCGGTAATCCCACATACAGGTGTTCGCCAGCATGATGCGACCGGGAAACAGCGCACCGTCCGTCTCCGTCGGTGTCGCCAGCACAAACGAGGCCGTCATGGCCGTCAGCGCTGACATCTGCTCCACCACCCACCGGTCCATCAGCTCCTGCTCAGGGTCTGCCTCCGGATTGCCTGCCACAAAATTCACCGCATCCAGAAAACGCGCATACACCCGGCGGCGGACCACCGTGGCACCCACCAGGCTCTGCAAATCCTCCGCCATCCCGGTGACCAGCCCAAAAAGATTGGACACTGTCAGCGACGGGCGGGCACTGCTGCCCTTTCCGTTCATCTCAAAGCCGCTGCCCTCAATCGGGTACGCCTGATATTCACGCCCCTGCCAGGTCACCGGCTCCCCTTTTTCATTCAGCTCATTGCAGAAAAAATACCGCTCACCGCCCTGCGCCGTCAGGTCGATTTCCCAGAGCACCACCCGCGGTGACTGCTCTGACTTAACCGACTCGTTAAGAGTTTCTTCGTGAATATCCTGCATCAGTTCACCACCTGCTTAAACTCCGCGCTGAACTCAACGCGCAGCATCCCGACCCGCGCAGACCACCCGGCACAGGTCACCTTTATCTGCCGGTATGCATAGGGTGGCTTCCACAAAAATGCCTTCCAGCCCCCGTGCTCTGCCAGGAACGCTTCCAGATGCCGGGCCTCCTCCCGGGTCACGGAAAGCATCACCCGGTATGTTTTCAGGTCAGCATTCAGCCCTGCCGCCATACGCTGTGAGTACCCGTCACCAAAACGCACTTCACGCACCGACGGCTGCGAGTTCACCTCCATATCCGGCTTCACTTTCCAGCGAAAGGTTTTCATCGCCCGCTCCCTGATAACATACCGCCATCACGTAACTGCAGCCGGAGTTCATCCTGCGCCCCCTTACGGGCCATGTCATACACCGCCTTCATCAGCTGCGGCCCCGCCTGTCCGTTGATACCGTCGTTCTGAATCACCACGTGATTGTTCTGATTAAAATTAATACCTTCCGCCCGCCGCATCTGCGCCGGACTTCCGGCAGCACCCACATAACCACCTTCCGCATACCCGCGCATCAGACGGTAAAGATTCCCCACACCTATCCGGCTGGTTGCCTCTTTCGTGAAAACAAACTCCCCGCGGTGAACTATCCCCGCAGGCTCATATTTGCCGCCCGTCCCCGTAAATCCTCCGGTCGCGAAATGGAAGTTCGCCGCCGCAGCCTCAATGGCCGTCCCCGAGGAAGCAGATGCACCACCACCGAAAGCACCACCAATGGCACTGCCGATACGCCCGACAATTCCCACCATGGCCTGTTTAAGCAGGATTTCTGTCATCATGGACAGCACCGAACGGGTGAATCCCCGCCAGTCTGCCTCTGCACCGGTCAGCATCGCCGCCATATTCTGCGCAATACCGTCAAAGGTCTGCGTGGCAGCACTTTTAACCTGCGAAAAACTGTCCGTCGCACTTTCTGCCCACTCGCCCCAGCCGGACTTCAGCCCGGCCAGCCAGTCACCGCGCAGCATGTCTTCATCCGCCCATGTCTGTTTCAGTGCCCCGGTGACCTGTGCCAGCGCCTGCGGATTATCGCCATACACGTCACGAAGACGCTGCGCTTCAGACTCCCGCTGCGCCTGACGGTCAGTGAGACCACGGGCTTTTGCGCTGATGGCGGCCTGCTTCGCGCTCTGCTGCTCTTCAAACCGTGCCGCCTGCTGTGCCAGCTCATTCAGGCGTTTCTGGTATTCAACCTTGTCGCCCAGCTCAGCCAGCTGGCGTTTGTACTCCAGCGTCTCTTTCTCATGGGCCAGCAGGGATTTTTCCTGCCCGGATAACTGTCGTTTCGTGGCAGCCTCTTTCAGGACCGCATACTGACTTTCCGCCTTCCATAAATCACGGCGTTGCCGGCTGATTTTCTCATTCGCACCGCTGTGTTTTTCCAGCGTCCTGAGTTCAGCTTCAAGGGCAAGCAGAGCCTCTCTTGCCTGCTCCTCTTCCCTCTCCCCGGCAGAGCGCGTTTTCGGTGATGTATGCTTTTTACCTGTCAGCTCTTCAGCCAGACGGCTGACGGCTTCCTGCTGCCCCGGACCTTTGCTGACGCCTGTTGCACGCGAACGGTTGATGTACCCCATTTCCCCCTGGCGTATACGCGCATCCCGTTCCGCAATGGATTTTCTCAGCGCCAGTTCATCGCGTTTTGTTTTCTCAATAAATACGCGGTTCTCTTCTGCCAGTTCACCAAACAACGCACCAACGCCGGGCACATTCTTTGTCGTTTCCCAGGCTGACTGAATAAATTCAGCCAGCGCCAGATCCCCCTGCACAAGCAGCAGCTTCACCTGTTCAACGGTTCCTGCCACCACGTCAGTGATCAGACTGAGTGCCCCCAGTGTATGATCACCTATCCATGCCCATGCGTCAGAAGTCCAGGTTTTAACATCGTCCCAGATTTTTTCCACCGGCGTGGCCGCTTTATCAAGTTGCTCCAGACGTGCATTCATAACATCCGCAAACAGGGACATCGCCTCCGTCACCGCAGCCTGTTTACCTTTCGTGCGCTCAAGCTCATCAATATGGCGTAACTGGGAAACGCTCAGGAAGTTATACTGCTGATTCAGGGAGGCCAGCGCCTTCACCGGATCTGCTGCAATCCCTTCAAAGGCTTTTTCCACCTTCCCGGCATCGTCCCCCACCGTCTGCAGCCATCTCTGAGAGGTTTCCCCCATGATCCGTAGCTGCCCGGCGGTATATTTCCCGCTTTCTGCCAGACGGGCCAGATTTTCTGCCGCCTGTCTGATACCACCACCGGCTTCATCGCTGATCACCCCGGCCATTTTCCACAATTCGGCCGTTGTGGTGGCAGCCGCCCCTCCGGTCAGGGTCAGTGAACGCAATAAGGCCCGGTCAGCCTGCTCTGCCTGCCAGGCGGCAGCAGCAAGCGCGGCCAGTACGGCAACCCCGCCACCTGCCGCCACACGGGCCACCGACATAAATCGTCCCAGTTCACCGGCATTCCGGGCATTTTCAGCCAGAGCATTTGCCGTATCTGACAGCGAATCCTCTGATGATTCAGAGGCATCCCTGATCCCGAGAAGTTCCTCCTTCAGCAGGGTAAGCAGGCTGAGCGGTCCACCGAATGAATCGCTGATCTGCCCCCCCTGCTGCAGCATGATAAGGAAGGGATTCTGACCACCGGCAAGCTGAGTGACAATATCCGTGAACTGTGCGGGCAGTGTGCGCATGGCAGCCTTATACTGTCCGACTGATATCCCGGCTTTTTGTGCAGCCAGCGCCTGTCGGCTCAGCCCCTGTTCAACAGTACTGGCGGTTTTTCTGGCATCCGCCTCCAGACTGGAAAAATGACGGCGTACCCGGGCCATCTGTTCATCAAACCGGGCCGCATCCAGACTCAAATCAATAACCAGATCACCCGCTGGCTGGGACATATCTCACACCTCCGGAAATCCCCGCTGAAGCCATCATTAATGCAACATCATCCTCGCTGACATCCACCACATCCGCAGAAGGTGAAATATCGCGTCCCCCGTCCCCTCCGAACCGGACGCCTCCGGCAACTCCTGTCGCTTTCTGCATCAGCATTTCTTCCTCGTCCGGCATCTCCGTCTGCTCTTCCTCACACGCTGGAGCAAGCAGACTGAAATCCGCCGGATGCATATCCGGATCGCCAAAAAACAGGCTGAGTACGGCGTACATCAGCCCGGAAAAATGAGCGTCCAGTTGGGTATCCTGAAAATAATGCGTGCAGTAAAAACGTCGCCAGTCGGCATATTCGGTGGATGTCATCCCGGCAAGCATGGCGCGCCAGTCGGCTCTCCCCATCTCACGCGCCAGTTTCAGGACAAAGTTCAGCTCGCCTTCGAATGCTTTTTTGATGTTACCGGCTCAGTCGCTTCTGCTTTCCCGGTTTGTTCAGGATCGGCATCGTGCCGGTTATCCAGCATACCTGAAAGATAAAGCACCCGGTTCGTTGCCTGATTCAGTGCATCAGCAGGCCATCCCAGCATCACTTCACGGCGGATCTGCTGCATCTCTGTCTCCGGAGAGGCCAGAGTGCCTTTGAGGGAATGGGAATGCCATAGCGACATCGCCACAAGCAGGGATGCCGTTTCCAGATATCGCTGGTTAATGTGCACGGCATCATGCTCCGTTGTCTCCTGTTGTGCTGCGTCTGAAACAAACTTTATATAATCAAACCGCTGCAGCGCGGACAGTTCCGACAGCGTGACGGACACACCGTTATATTCAAATTGTTCTGTTTTCAGGAACATGCTTGATCTCCTCCCCTCAGCCCGCAGCGCCATCCGTAACGGTGATCTCCGCCACCGCCGCAAACTCACCGTTGCCGGTGACAACAGGGATCTGCGCTTTACCTGCCGCAACACCTTTCACGGTGATCGTGTTCCCTTTCACGGTAATGGTGGCGAAATTCTGATTTGCCGACGTTGCGCGGAATGTTTTATCCGTTGCGCCTTCCGGCTGAACGGCCACAGTCAGGGTGGTGCTCTGACCTTTTGCCACATTCCCCGTTAGTGGCGTCACGGTAATACCGGTGACCGGTGTGATTTCTCCCCGATCCTCCGCCAGCGACGGACGACCAATATTGGTGATTTTTACCGTACGGGTAATCACTTCTTTGGCAGTCACCGCTTTACCAATGGCGCTCACCCAGCCACGGAACACATCCACCGTACCGTTCGGGAAGCGGATTTTGTAGGCCCGGGTCTCACTGCTGTCAAACCAGGCAATCAAATCACGCTGCCCTTTCTCGCCGGGCTTCCAGGCCAGCGTAAAACTGGTGTCACCGGCAGATTTCTGCCCCTGCCCGGTGGATACCCAGTCAGCATCCTCATCATCCAGATAGTTATCGTCGTAGGATTCCGCCGTCATCTCGCCGGGGGTCAGATCCTTTATTTTTGCCAGACGCGTCCACTCATCATCTGACAGCGGGTTTGCATAAGCATCGCCCTTACCGGTGTAAACCCAGAGCGTGGTGCCGGAACCTTTTACCGGCGCCAGGGGATTTGGTGTTGCCATATCATCCTCACATCTCGTATGTAATGGAATAAGTCAGATCTGCAGAGCTCCACAATGCCATATCGTCATCACGACGATACTCATAGCCCTGCGTAACCATCGTGGTAATCATGCCTGCCAGTGCAGGGATCGCCGCCATCGCCGGGTAAATCCGGCTTTCCATCCACTGATCAAGCTCTGAATCCGGTACCTGTGCCGGTAAAAACACCTCAATATGCAGTGTGGCCCGCCAGGTATCAGCATCCAGCTCTTCACCGGTATACTCTGCATCCGTCAGATAAACCGCGACCGCCGGAAAATCCGCCTCCTCAAAAACAGCGGGGCGACCATCAAACAGCGTCGCCCCGGTGTCATGCTTCTCCAGTGCATCCAGTACGGCTGCACGGATATCAGTATGTTTCATCGTTTTATCGCAATCCTCAGTTGTTGTTTCAGCGCATATGCCAGTTCTTCTGGCAGGCGTTCACGCCGGATACGTTCAATATTCTGTTTAAATGCTGTGGTCAGCGGCATATAGCGCGGCGATTTTTTTGATACCGATTTGCATTTCATTTGATACCGCTGAAAAACGCCGATACGCAACTTATTTGATACTAAATCGGCGCTTTTCTTTTGAGTTTTAGAATGAGTTTTTAAGCGCTCATTCACTCTCTTTCAAACCAGTTTTAACTGTTTGTGGTTTTGGGTAAGGCTGGACTTTGAATAGCTTTGTGTTGAGGCGTTTTCTGGCCCTCTTGTTCAGAAACCGGATGTAACGAAACTGTCGGAACTTATGCACACTGGCTCTGTCGATATTAGCCCTCAGATGTTCACCTCGTTGTCCGCCTCGTTTAATGGCATTCCTGCAAATCTCGTGATACCACTCGCCATCAAGTTCATAGAATATTGTTTCATGGCTGCCTACATAATCAAAATTGCTTGCCTGATACACGACACCAAGACAGCCACAACGCTCATCTGCAAACGACTGAACCCACTGTACCTGCGGATAAAGCTGCCTGATTAGCTTGAGCGCGTAACTGATTGCCCTTGATTCGGAGTTTCTCGGCATACAGTCATGCATCCATAGCCGGTTCAGCTCCATATATTCTCGGTTCTGCGTACCCGTTACGACGCGTGCACCACTGTTTGGGTTAAGGGCGTAACCCCATTGCATTACGCCAACAAGTTCCCGTTCTGAAAATATGCCCAGATGAAGGTAGGAGTTATTTACGAAACGGTGGCTGTAATGTTTATTGACGATAACCAGTCTGGCCAGCCAGCAACTTATTGTCTCAACCCGCAACTCACGGGAACCATAACCAACGATATTGTCGTTATAGCGAATAAGTTCAGGCGTGCTGATGATACGGGATGTGACTTGCTTTCTGTTCCCCACGACAGGATTTCCTTGTGTATGTGGGGTGCTCTGTGGCGCTCGGAGATGTGATTTGATTGAGGGTTTTACAGCGCGGACATTTTACTTCCAGATAACTGAAACTGGCCCGTGCCAGTAGCTTATTGCAGTGTCGGCACCGTATGTTTCGATACATGGCCGCATAACCTCCTGCTTTGTTGTTGATGCCTTTCTCATGCAATCGATCGACAAAAACGATCGATTCGATTTGTTTAATTGATACAACAAATAGATTGAAAAGTCATCAACAATGATTCAGGGCGGTGATTATTTACTTAAAGAAAACGAAGAGTTAGGTGGTGAAAACGATCATAAAATGATCATTTTATTGACTTTTTATCCAGTGAAGGTAGGATCGCGCGTATATGTAGTATGTTTCAAATCAACAGGATACTACATAAAAGGGAAACCCAGCATAGCTGGAACTATGCTGGGCCGATTTAGACAAGTTTGCATCAATGCTTTACTTCGGGACTACATAAATGGCGACTCAGATAGCGCGAACTATTCTGGGTCAATCTGTAAAAAACTGCATCAATGCTTCACTCTGAGCTCGTGGTGTATCCTATGATATTCCCCGGCCTCCTGTAAAGCAGAGATGCATCTGTTCAGGCAGGAGAAAATGGATAAACTGACCACCGACCAAAAGTTACAGGCTGCGCGAATTGCAGCTGATATCACAATTGCAGCAATGACATCCACCAGTTGTGTCTTTACCTCTTTTCATACAGCTGGTGATTCATCAGCTATGCAATTATGGAACGCGTGCTTTTCTGATGTAATTCGGGCAATCAGCGAGTCAACTGACCCTCACGAACCGCAAAAATAGCGCATCTTGGGGTACACAGGATCTGCATCGCTATCCACATTGCAGTGGTGAAGTTTCGATCCTGTAATGTATTTTCATCAAGTCCTGAACGTAGCGCATTGATAATTTCTGCGCTTAATATTTCCAGACCTTTGGTATCGGGCTGCTTTTTGTTCTTGTCCATGATTATTTCCTCTGACTGGTATATACATCGCCCATGAAAATCAAACCGACAGGAGAAGCTGTCGGTTTGTATTGTTACATCATGGCACTGTCAGTTCCGGGCTGAACCGGCTCTGGTTGCTCTACGGGCTGAGGCTCATTCTCCGTGCTGTTTTCAGCCGGAGAATGGCCAACCATTCGGGCCAGCACTTCATCAACATATGCGTCGATTTGTGCCTCAAAATCCTTGCGAACCTGCGCCTTCAGCACGCGGTTCACTTCTTCAGAATAAAGTGCCTGTTTGACAAGCTCTTCAGTAACCGTGCCTTTAATCTCTGGCATGAATATTCTCCTTTCCTTTTCTGGTTCACAAAAAATTAAATCTGACCGGAGTCTTTCGGCTGCGGCATTACAGCACCGCTTTTTATCTTTTCCTCGGCAGCTGCATCAATTTTATTTCGAAAATAATTGCGAATAATTTTATAACCACCGCTGACAAGCAACAGACAACAAACCACCGTGCAGAAATACAGCAGGCAGACGTTTATATATGTCATATAAGCCTCACTCTTATTAACTGATGTTACAGCCGGATAAATTCCCGGCCGTCACGATTATGCCGCAGGGGTATTAACCTCAAGGACAACGCTCTCAAAAGACACGCCATAAGTTGCCCCTTTGGTGACATCTGTCAGTGTCAGCGTATCTTTGGCAGGGGAAAGTGCATCTTTCACCATCTGGAATGCCTGGCCCGGAGTGCCATCCAGCACAGGCGTTACCTGGGCACTTCCCGCCGTAAACTTCAGGACAAGTGTATGCCACTGGTTATTGTAGGCTCCAAATGATCCCAGTTTCGTATTCCCCCCTGTTTTATGGTGCATCAGATTTAACTGGCCGCCTGTTGTCTGGAGATAATACGCCATCAGGAACGGTGTGCCTGTACCACTCATGGTTACACCTTCCGGGACCGTATCGGTGTGGAGGTAAATACCCAGAGCAAACTGGCCTTCTTTTACTTCACCTGACAGACGGAATTTACAGGTCAACTGACCACCATGCTGCAACAGCTCTCCGGCAGCACTGGTCGCATGGGTAAGTGACCAGGTTTTTCCGCTTTGTTTGGATACGGTCAGCGCTTTACCTTCGTCCGTCAGCTGGATTGTACCATCTGTAATTTTCCATCCCTGAGCCGGGGCTTCCCCTGCTGATGCTTTAAGTGAAAGCAGCGTACGGAGTGACGGGGATGTCGGCTGGGGGGACTCACTGCTTCCTGGCTGACTACCTGTCGGAGCTTCCGGTTTTCCACCCGGCGCGGGCTGAGGCAGGGCTTCACCATCAGGGGCCACACCGGCAATAAATGCAGAGGTCAGACCTGCATATTTAAGAATTGCTGATGCAAAACGATCTGAGACCAGAAAACGGCGCGCCCAGGAGCTAAAATGGGTTGCCCTGGATGCTGTTGTCCAGTTGCCATCTCCCCGTGATTCCGCACCATAATACCCGGCAGAAGCGATATCCGGGTCGTGCTCCGGCAGGTTGGTCGCGGTTTTATTACCGAACTCATCGTGCATCAGTGGAACAAAGTGAATGTTCTCGGAAGCCCGGTTTTTATATCCGCTATAAATGGTTTCATATGCCGCCGGGTTCTTCTCTTTCCAGTCATAGGTTGTGTCACCACATAACCACGGCACACTGTCTGATGAACCACCAATACACTGACCGGAGAAAGCACCAAGATCCGCACGGAATTTTTTCACCATCGCAGTAAACTGGGCACCATGCTGGGCCGGGGTCGCTTTAAGGTCTCCTTCCCCCTGAATCCATACGACAGATAACAGCACATTCTTTGGATTCGCCTCAAGTGCCGCTTTCGTTCGACTGACAAGATCCTGATACAGTGGGGTATCCACTCCCCAGCGTAGTGACGCCTCGGCTGCACCACTTGCCGGATCGAATGAGCCAACTGCGCCGGTTGTAAAAGCAGAGCCGCCACGGGCACAGGGAACCAGTAAAATCCCGGCATCAGCAGGAATCACCGGTAATACTTTTTTCGCAATATGAAGTCCCTGACCCACACAACCATACTGCCCTTTTTTCAGGTCTGCTTTTGGATGGTTCAGCAGACTCATATTCTGAACATCATGAAGGCAGTGATCTGCTGGAATGATTTCATTGTATTTGCAGGGAATACCTCCGGGGGTTTGTGTATTCCTGCGTGCCAGCTGCATAATACGTGGATCAGGACGATCATAAGAATCCGGCAGGGGCAACCCTTCACCATAAGATGAAGCATTGGACTGACCGGCTATAACAATCACGTAATACCAGGAAGGGGAGCTGGAAGCCGTTTCATTTCCTGCCGGACGGGTATGTGTTTCAGCATTATCCCAGTCTGACGGTTCAGTAGTACCGGCAACATCAGCACTTAACGGAATGACAGCACCAATACCCGCTCCGGTAATTTCCACGTTCGGATCACCGGATACTGGCCTTACCCACAGGCAATCCTGTGTATTAAAACTGATGAGACAGTCAGCAAATGTCATTCCTCCTTTCGTTTCAGCCGGAGGAAAAGGAGCCTCAAGAAATGCCGCTGTACCACCGGAAACTTTAACGGTAAAGTTTCCGGGCATTGATGATAGTTGAACCCATTTGGACGTCATAATATTCATCCTGTTCCTGAATAAACAGAATTATCATATCCACAGACCGATAAACGCCATTTTGCGTTAATTCAGTAAAGGCCCAACAAAGGGAGCGTCTTATTTTTCCGAAATGCTTGCAGGATAATAACGATAAAGGGTTGAAAGGCCGATATCAAAAATAAGTGCCACCTGTCTTCGGCTGACACCCCCGGCCAGTAAACGCCCGACCTGCTCGTATTGTTCCTGCGTGAGACGACGGGGTCTGCCACCGGTTCGTCCCCTTTCACGGGCAGCTGCAAGACCAGCCCGTGTCCGTTCGACAATCAATTCACGCTCCATTTCTGCCAGCGCACCCATTATGTGAAAAAAGAAGCGCCCCATGGGGGTTGACGTATCAATGTTGTCAGTAAGACTACGAAAATTTATCCCCTGTTGCTGTAATTCATCTGTCAGCGCAACAAGGTGGCGCATACTGCGCCCCAGCCTGTCCAGTTTCCAGACCATCAGCGTGTCACCGGGTTTTAGTTTCTTCAGTGCCCGCTTCAGTCCCGGCCGCTGCGTTGTTTTTCCGCTCATTTTATCTTCAAAAATCAGCTTACATCCTGCACATTCCAGCGCATTTCTTTGTAAACCTGTGTTCTGGTCATTTGTTGATACGCGTATATAGCCAATCAGCATGTATTTACCTTCCTTAAAAAGAGGTGAAAATGCCTTTTAAAGCAGATATACGACATCCCTGAAACCTCGGTTTACGGGAAACGGTAAATAAGGCTGCTGATGCCCTGCCATCGGGTGGAACCGCCGTGGCAGCGAATAAACTCGCCACCCCAGTAAATATTAATGGCGTTCCTTTCGACGGAACGCAGGATATCAACATCACGTCAGGAATGACGCAGTCAACCGCAGATGGCCGGTATGTACAGAATGTTCAGCTTGGAGCACAGAGCTATCATTCACCCGGAGGCAATGAAATGTCATGGAATTACAGCGCACCTTCCGGTTGTATGCTTTCCGGTATTAACGTGCAGGAAACCGGCTCCCGGTCTGCGGACAATATCGGTGGGGTCTATTATCGCCCGGTTCAGATTTATATTAATAATGCCTGGAGAACGGTAAGTTCAGTGTAAACCACAGAAAAGGGTGCTGAATGCACCCTCTGAATTATTCCGGTTTTTCCGGCCAGGGAATCGCCTGGTAATGCCCCTCACTGGCAATATCATTAAAGTGCATTTCTTTAAGCTGTCGGATATACGCCATCCAGCGCGTCAGCTGTAATTTATTTTCATCGCTAATCATGTCCAGTTTTAATTCCGTTTTCCAGTCATCCACAGTTTCGTTGGCTTCCTGGAGCAGCGATGAGCGGCGCTTTTCAGCAACCGTCTTCCAGTTTACCGGCACCTTTGATATCAGGCCATCAGAAAACTGCCAGTTACCGTCAATATCCACACCTTCCGGCAGTTCGTCCACTTCAACAACAGTAAAACCTGCCGGATATAAAGCAGAGACATCTTCAGCAACAGAGCAGATAATACCCGTTACAGGCGAAATACAGAGTTTGTATTTCTTTGTGAAAAGCGGGAGAGATTCATAAAAATCCCTTCCGTCCTCACTCTGGAAATACTGAACATCCTCACCATAGGGTTTGTGTTCCGGGTAATATCGTTTTACGTTAATAAGCTCCATTATTTCACCTTGTTTTTGTTGAAAAGACAAAATCATCATATATTTATTCAGATAATCTGTTTTTTGAACTACTGCACTTTTATGCGCTGGAAGCTGTTTTCCACGAACCATTTATCAGAAACTGAACAGGGCGATAATATGCGGTTACCGTTGCATTACCATCACCAGCGACATCAAGCCCTGTAAGTACGCATCCGTCAGGAACTTCAAAAATATTATATTGCATTCCAATCGTTGACCTTGAACCTCTTCGAATGCTTTGAACATAACGTGAGTCAGCCACAGACTGCGTCATCCCCGATGTAATATTGATATCCTGCGTTCCGTCGAAAGGAACGCCATTAATATTTACTGGGGTGGCGAGTTTATTCGCTGCCACGGCGGTTCCACCCGATGGCAGGGCATCAGCAGCCTTATTTACCGTTTCCCGTAAACCGAGGTTATCGATAAAGGTTCCTTTGTCCGGGATATCCGCGCCATTCTGGTCCCTGCGCAGATAACGCTCATCGCCTTCTCCCTTACTGTAAACATCAAGATTCAGGCGGGCCGTCGGTTTATCCGGTACATCGTCAAAATTCCGGGATTTCTCCAGTGCTCCCACATCAGCAGCAGCCAGACTGTCTTTTCCTGATAATCCTCCCAGCCCCAGATGACGGCGGGCAGCAGCCTGTGCTTCTGCACCTGCATCCGCAATCTCCTTAAGGTTGTTTTTCCGGCTGTATGCGTTTGCTGCAATGATTGCCTTAATGGCTGTCACCAGCTGGTTCAGTTTTGCCTTATCCGGCTGAACCTTTCCTTCTGTCAGAATGGCAAGCAGCTCTGCCTGCACGATGTTCAGCCAGTCCTGACCGATATGGCTGATCCCTTTGCGTCCGTCACCTTCAGTAAACCATTTAACCTGCGTACCCTGAGAGGGGGCCAGTGGTGGCATATCGGTCACACCTGAATTGTTGTCGACAAAATACATTACTCCGTCTCCTCATGACTGTTTTCGTACAGATATAAAAACGTCTGCCAGGCTGGCTTATAACGGTTTAAAATGCACTCCAGCGCACTTGCATCATAAATTCGCAGTGGTGTAAGAATATCGTCCAGTACATTCATGTGACGGTATCCCACCGCCGTCTTCACTGTCACAATACTGATCCATTGTGATTCCGGTGATGGCTGGATATCTATTTCATAACCAAACTCAGCCGCAAACCGGATATAAAATTCACGGTTAAGAGAGGGTTTCATCCGGTATTTATTCCCGGCATAACGCTGACGTTCCTGAATGGTTGCGCCGGTCATATCACATTCCGGCAACCCCAGATAACGCTCCCAGTCTTCCAGCAGCAGACGGGATGAATCAGGAAAACGTTCTGCCAGCATCTGGTTACCGGTCCAGGAAACACGCTCCGTGGAATGACTGAGGCCCAGGCACAAAGCTGCAAGAACGGATGACGGCCGCTTATCCCATGCCAGCCCGTCAGGCAGCAACTGCAACAGGGCGCGCTGATGCGGGGTCAGGGTTACAGCCATGTGATTTCCCCCACGGTCAGCAACTCTGTATCTCCGGCCATCACGGACTTCAGCGGACTGCGAACTTCAAAATCCTCCAGTCCTTTCACCCCTGCAACAGCCCGCCAGAATGATGAAGGCAATACAAGTCCACCCGGCCGCGATTCGTTATAAAGCAGGTCCGTTAATGCCTGTTTTACGGCAGCCTGATTTTCCGGCGTTTTGGGTACAATCCTGATCTCAAACGCCACCGACTTATTGGTCAGCTTAAACACGCTGATTGTCGGCCCAAGTGGCTGACCAACGGGCTGGCCCGTCGCCGGATCATCATGACTGCGGATATAATCCGCCACCCGCTTCACATCACCTTCTCCGGGGAAAATGTCAGGGTTATTATCCTGAACAAAAGTCACACCAACACTACCCGCCTCAGGCCATTCAGGCTTACACCATGCCCGCGTCACGCCCGGTACTTCCCGTGCCCAGCGTTCAAAATCATACTGTGTTCCCCCTGATGGCGGGTTCTGTACCCGGAATACCAGCCTGGACAGCAACTCCGGCACCGTTTCCACATCCGCACCACCGGTGAGTCCCGTGCCGGTGACCGTGGCTGTCTGGTTGATGCCCGCCTGTGGCGTGATAAAGGACAGGCGGGTTCCGGTCGGGGTATTTCCAGCGCGCCCCGCACTTTCCGCCTCCACATTAACATTCAGTGTTCCGGCTTTTCCGGTCGCAGAGCCGGTGATGCGGTACACAACACCATCGCTTCGCTGAAGGAGTACGCCTTCCGTGATCCCTGCATCCGTGGTCAGCATCAGTTGTACCGGTCCGTCAGCGCGGGAAGCCGGTTTACGGATGACACCCCAGAATGCGCAGTGTTTCAGGAGTTCGGCTTCATCAGCTTCTGTCGGAATTATCTGCCGGGAGATCCAGGCCAGATGTTCATGCTCCTGTGCTGACAGACCCGCCAGTGCATACGCAATGGCATTCAGGGTGGTTTCATTCACGCCCGGCTGCGAACCGGCAGGCGCTGGCTGATATCCTGTTGTGTCTGTGTGATCAGTTGCGCCAGTGGTAAGGGCTGATAAGGCATCATTCCCCTTCATATCAGCATAAAAAATCATCGGATGTCTGCTTCCGTCCGGCAGGGTGATTTTCACGGAAAGCGAAAGGCGATCATGCCCCACACGCATGGCATGACATACCACGGATGTGGCAGCACCGCTTTTATGCAGCCACGCCAGCGCTTCATCAGCATAGGCCTGTGCACGGCTGACCACGGAGGACAGCGTCTTTTCACGGCTTAACAGCCAGAGACGGGAGCCAATGGGGCGCTCCCGGAAACTGTCTCCCCACCATCCCGACGGTCACGGGTGCCGTCAGGGATTTCATCGGAATCCAGCGCCCGCCTGTCCGTAAACAGTGAAATAATGACCGCAGTCAGGCAGGCTGTTATCCGTCAGAAGATCTGCGCCGTTCAGTTGCAGGGAACCACAACCCTGATCCCAGACGACAAGCAATATCAGCCATTCTCTGGTCCTCCCGTTTTGCTGCCTTCACCGTTATCGTGATGCACATGACCTGAATAGGTGATCCCGGCAATAACCGCTTCGGACATCGTGAACGTCCCCTGTGATCTTCCGGTGCCGTCAATGGACACATTGCCTTTGACATGCAGGTTCTTATCCACTGTGACATTACCGGTAAAGTGAGCCTCCGGTGTATCCACCTGAACTCCTTCATCGGCGTAAATCTCCAGCGTCTTACAGGTCACAATGATCCGGCCGTTCTTTGTCAGACGTATACGGTGCCCCTCATGGTGATACACGCCGGTATCTCCGGCGGTAAGTCCGGTCGGGCGACTGCGGCGGTCTTCCACCACAAGCACCACGGCCTGATCCCGTTGTCCACCAGCACAGGCCAGAAAAACTTCCGCACCAGGCAGGGGGACGCTGATTTGCCCGTACTGCTGGGGGCGCTCAACGTCATCAAAGGTTTCACCATCCATACCGGTGATTTGCACATTCTGGATTTTCAGCGTGTCCGTTGTGCCGGTCAGTACACCACGCCCGAACAGCAGACGAACACCCCGCATCACGGGGGCCAGAAGGCGGCTGATGACTTCGTCATTCATCATTGAATTTAATCCCCTGTTTTTTCATCTGTGCCCGCACGAAGGCGTCCACATCACCCGCATTTCCGCTTCCGCTGTTTCCCGGCTGTCCGGCTCTGCCGGAACAATAAAGCCGTCACGGGGTGCCAGAATCAGACGGGTGGTTTCGCCGTGATTTGCATCCAGCGAAAACTCCACCTGACAGACAAGAAGATCACGCTCTTCCACTCCGGTGCGGGGAGCCGTGACAGCCGTCAGCAGGTTGATATCCCACAACTGGCCGTTCTCCCGAAACCAGTGCCGCACGGTGGCTGTCAGGCGCACAGAGCGGGCAACCGCCGGCGCATTTCCCGGACAGCCCTCTGGCGTGCACCGTCTGCATCAACAGCATGATCCGCCAGCACAATTTTCGGTCTGTAACGGTGGATGGCACTGTCTGTCACCGTACCAACGGGTGCGGCCAGCGTTCCGGCTGTCAGTGCATCCCCGGCATGACCACCACCACGCCCGTGCCCCCGTACACGGTATTCACTGTGGCGCAGACGGTGATCCACGTTGTGATCCAAATCCAGCAGATTTTCGAGCGTCAGCGTGTCGCCACGCTGACTGCCGGCCTGAGTGAAAACCAGTTCACCGGCGGCATTACTGGTTACCAGGACGCCTCTGTGTCTCGCGGCCCGTGTCAGCGCATCTGCCACGGTTTCTGAGTTTTCCAGTGTGAAGGTGGAAAAGGGCCGGGCTGCCGTTGCATCATTTACCTGCCAGCGCACCGTGACCCCGAACGGAGCACACAAATCTGAAGCAATGTGCTCCAGCGTACGGTTCCTCCACTGGCTGCCCGGATGAATGGCTGAACAGTCCACCAGGTCACCGGTTTTATCCCGTCCGCTGAGCGTGATCTGAAAACGCGTGGCGCTGATGCGCTGCCGGACC